AGAATCGCAACCTCCAACGTATCCTCCATCAAGGGGAAGGCACGTTAATCAATCAGTCAGAGCAACGGGCGACAATGGCTCTTGCTCAGGCAGAGATGGCTTACCGTCAGGCGGTTGAGGAAGGGAATACTGATAATCAGATTGCGGCTCAAAAAGCCCTCAATCATGCTCAGTATGAACTTGGCAATATTGCTCAGCGTAGCAATCAATACAAGCAACGAAAGCCGTTGCCAGATGATGCGGTCCTTGCTCAACAACAACAAGCATATAGGCAACAGCAAGAGCAGGCTCAGCAGGCTCAGCAACAAATAAGAAAGCCCAGTGAGAAAGCGATGTCTTGGGCTGATAATAACAAGTGGTTTCAGTCAGAAGACCACATGGAAATGACCGCGTATGCTTATGGCGTACACGAAAAAATGATTCGTCAGGAAGGGTTTGACCCGGAAGGCGATGAATACTATGAAGAACTTGACCGGCGAGTACAGGGCAAGTTCCCAGAATACTTTGGTGAAGAGAGTAGTGGCTCGACCTATGACTCCGAGAGTAAGGTCTCCTCGACTTCCCGAAGCCCCTCCGTGGTGGTGGCTCCTTCCGCAAGGAACAATGGCGCCAAACCACGCAAAGTGAGGTTGAGCCGCACCCAAGTCGCACTCGCTAAGCGTCTTGGTCTTACACCCGAACAATATGCCAACCAATTACTCAAGGAGAGATAATCATGGCAGAAGAGCGCACAAAGCGGGATACACAGGCCCGTGAGGAAGATCAACGTCCGTCAGATTCATGGATGCCTGCGTCCGTGCTACCGACCCCCGAGCCACAGGATGGCTGGGTATTTCGGTGGGTACGAACCAGCACCTTGGGTCACGCAGACAACACCAATGTCTCTCAGAAGTTTAGGGAAGGATGGGTACCAGTGAAGGCTGAAGACCATCAAGAGCTAAATGTAATGTCAGACATTGACTCTCGTTTTGAAGGCAACATCGAGATCGGAGGCTTATTGCTATGCAAGGCGCCCGAGACCAAGATGAAGGCCCGCGAAGAGCATTTCCAGCAAATGGCATCTAACCAGATGGAGTCTGTGGATAACAACTTCCTCAAGCAAAACGATCCCCGAATGCCCGTTCTGAATCCAGAGCGGTCTACTCGGACAACCTTTGGCCGCAACTAGCCTAATAAGGCAAAGCGGCTGTTAACTTTTAAGGAGATAGGATATGGCTACTACAGCTACTCCAATGGGTGCAGAACCCGTAGGTACGCTAAGTGCCTCCGGTTCCTTCACCGGGAAAGTCCGTCATATTAAAATTGCCTCTGGCTATGCCACTGGCGTTTTTTATGGTGACTTTGTAAAACTGGTTGCTACGGGAACAGTAGAGAAGGCGGCGGTTACGACTGCGGCTGTTGCTGGAACTGTTGGCGTGTTCTGTGGTTGTTCTTACACAGATCCCGGCACTGGTCAACCAACCTTTAGCCAAAGCTGGCCTGCGTCAACTGTAGCATCTGATGCTATGGCTTACGTCTGTGATGACCCCAAGCTCTTGATGCAAATGCAAGGCGACGGATCTATCGCTCAGACTGGTCTTGGTAACAACGTAAAAGCAATTAGCACTGCTGGCTCCACAGCTATCGGTCGCAGTAAGAATGCACTTGATGCTTCTACAATTGCTACCACTAACACGTTCCCACTCCGCATCGTAGACTTTGTTGACGGGCCTGACAGTGCTGTAGGTGATTCTTTCACCGACTGTATTGTTACTTGGTTACCCGGAAGCCACGCATACGATACGGCACTTGGCGTTTAAGGAGGCATAAACAATGGCTATTTCACGCGCACAAATGCTGAAAGAGCTTTTACCCGGCCTGAACGCCTTGTTCGGTCTGGAGTATGAGCGTTACGACGATGAGCACACGATGATTTACGAAACTGAATCATCCGAGCGTTCGTTTGAAGAAGAAGTGAAGTTGTCTGGATTCGGTGCCGCACCGGTCAAAGCTGAAGGCGCCGCCATCAGTTACGACTCAGCACAAGAATCCTTCACTGCTCGCTATAACCACGAAACTATCGCCCTCGGCTTCTCGATCACTGAGGAAGCTATGGAAGATAACTTGTATGACTCTTTGTCTGCTCGTTACACCAAGGCGCTGGCTCGTGCTATGGCTCACACCAAGCAGGTTAAGTCGGCAAATCCGCTTAACGACGGCTTTACGTCTTACAACTCTGGTGACGGCGTAACGCTGTTCAGCACGGCTCACCCGCTAGTAAACGGTGGCACTAACGCTAACCGTCCTGCTGTTGCGGCTGATCTGAATGAGACCTCTTTGGAAGATGCAGTGATTAACATCGCGGCGTTTACCGATGAGCGTGGTCTGCTGATCGCGGCACGTCCTCGTCGTCTGATCGTTCCACCCTCGCTCCAGTTTGTAGCAACTCGATTGCTTGAAACTGAAGGTCGGGTTGGTACGGCTGACAACGACATCAACGCCCTTCGTAACAACGGGTCAATCCCAGAAGGCTACTCAGTCAATCACTTCTTGACTGATACCAATGCCTTCTTCTTGATTACCGACGTACCGAACGGCATGAAGCACTTCAACAGAACAGCGTTGGAGACTTCAATGGACGGCGACTTTGATACTGGCAACGTCCGGTACAAGGCTCGTGAGCGATACAGCTTCGGCGTATCAGATCCTCTGGGAATCTACGGATCACCCGGCACGTCCTGATAAATACGGGGGCTTCGGCCCCCTTTTCCCCTGACTGATGTTCCATGTGGAACACTCAGACACTTGCCAAGACAGGAGATTGACATGGCTAACACAACATTTGATGGACCAGTTCGGTCACAAAACGGATTTCAAGACATCAGCAAAGCGTCTGGAACCGGAACCGTTACTGAGAACATCTCTATTTCACACGACGGAACTAACAGCGTTGTAATTTTCAAGGATCTGCCAACCTCTGATCCATCGGTTGCCGGCCAGCTTTATAGCAATTCTGGTGTGCTGACTGTATCTGCGGGTTAATTATTGGGGCTTCGGCCCCCTTTATTGGAGGATACAATGGCTGACGCAGTTACCAGTCAAACAATCCAAGACGGTGCTCGAAAAGCTGTCTTGAAGTTTACGAATATTAGCGATGGGACCGGAGAGGCCGCTGTCGTGAAGGTTGACGTATCCGCGCTCAGCGCAGACCCGATGAGCAAGTCTGCTTGCACCGGAGTCAACATAGAGTCTATTCGATATTCAACTATCGGGATGGGCATTAAGATTTTTTATGATGCAACATCTGACGCATTGGTTTGGGAAATCCCTGCCGATTACTCAGATACTGTTGACTTCTCAGACGTAAGTGGAATCCCCAACAACGCAGGCTCAGGCAAGACCGGAGACGTATCTTTTACTACGGTTGGCGCTGGTGCTGGTGATGTGTACACCGTTGTCTTGACGGTTATTAAGCAGTACAGCTAATGCGGATTTACTACAAGTCGGGCGGCAAAACGAAGTCAAAGGTTAACGAGGCCGGGAACTACACCAAGCCGACCATGAGGAAGCGCCTGTTCAGTCAGATAAAATCTGGCGGCAAGGGCGGCAGTCCCGGTCAGTGGAGCGCCCGTAAAGCGCAAATGCTAGCCAAGCAGTACAAGGCAAAAGGCGGAGGCTACAAAGACTGATGGCGCTGAAGAAGTCGCAGAAGTCACTGAAGAGCTGGACCAAGCAGAAGTGGCGCACTAAGTCCGGTAAGCCTAGCACCCAAGGCAAGAAGGCTACGGGAGAGCGATATCTGCCTGAAAAAGCGATCAAGTCGCTAAGCGCAAAAGAGTATGCGGCGACCAGCAGAAAGAAAAAAGCGGATACCAAGAAGGGCAAGCAGTTCTCAAGCCAACCAAAAAAGGTGGCCAAGAAGACAGCGAGGCACAGGTAATGGCGACCAAGAAGCCGGCGAAAGGCAAGGCCAAAGTCAAAGTCACATCTACTGGCAAGAAGGTCAGTTACGGTCAGGCGGGCAAGGCTAAAGGTGGTGGTGCTAGGGTAAAGCCCGGAACCAGCAAGGGCGATAGCTACTGCGCTCGCTCTCTAGGAATCAAGAAGCGACTGTCTAAGGACAAGCAAAACGACCCCAATACACCTAACAACCTCTCCCGTAAGCGGTGGAAGTGCTCTGGTGCCAAGTCTAAGCGAAAGTAGTTATGCCGATTAGTCGAGCACAAACAGGTAAGCAAGTAAAAAATGCCCCAGCCTCCAGAAAGGCAAAGGTCAAGACTAACAAGAGTAAGAGGAAGAAGGCGTAATGGCGACAAGCGGCACAACCAGCTTTACTCTTGACCTGTCAGACATCATGGAAGAGGCGTATGAGCGGGCAGGTCTGGAGCTTCGTGATGGGTATGATTACCGGACTGCTCGTCGGAGCATTGATCTGCTTATGCTTGAGTGGCAAAACAGGGGTCTTAACCTCTGGACGGTACAGAATACCACGCTGGCTCTTGTGGCAGGAACGTCATCATACGACCTTGATGCTGACAAGTTAGACATAATTGAGGGCTTGCTTCGTACAGACGCTGGTGACCCAGCAAAGCAGTCCGACCTTACAATGCAAAGAATTTCGGTGAGCCAGTACGCTCATCAGACCAACAAGCTAACTCAGGGCCGACCGTTGCAGTATTATGTTCAGCGGAAGCCAACCGGTATAACCATCCATGTTTGGCCAACGCCTGACGCTACGCAGACGTATACCTTTGCGTACTACTATATGGACCGGATAGAAGATACAGGCAGTCCCGCATCAAACAACATGGATGTGCCGGCAAGGTTCTTGCCTTGTTTGGTTGCGGGGCTTGCCTACCAGATTGCCAGCAAGAAGCCAGAAGCGATGCAGTTAGCTCCTGCACTGAAGCAGGTGTACGAGGAGCAGTGGGCATTAGCGGCAGACGCGGCCCGCGAAAAAGCATCTTTGTACATGTCTCCGGGTGGCTATAACAACTTATGAGTAGCTATGTTACTGGCAAGAAAGCCTACGGGTTTTGCGACAGAACAGGCTTTCGATATCCATTACGGGACTTGGTGCGTCAGATAGAAGATGGCCGCTGGAATGGATTGTTAGTTGGTCGGGATGTGGTAGATCAAGACCAGCCCCAACTTAAACTGGGAGATATTAATGCAAGCGATGCACAAGCTCTTAGGTTTCCTCGGCCTGACAACGGACTTGACGAAAGCCGCGCTCTCTTTGCTTGGAACCCCGTGGGTGGTGGCGATACTGCTTTCGGTAGCCGCACTGTTGGCCTTGACATATCAGGTCTGGTTGGGCGTGTAAGCGTTGAGGTATCTGTACCCGCCCCGACAGGCGACGT